ACATCTTTCGGCACACCCAAAGAGTCCACGATATGATTTACCAGCCCATCTGGGTTGAGGTGGTCACCAACTGGCAGCGATTGTGCAAGGGGTAGAAGTATCTCCAAAGCCTTCATCGTGCCATTCAGACTGCTGGACTTCTGTGCGCGTGCCAGTGGCGATACATATTCAATGTCTACGTCCCTGCCTTGCAAAGCCTCTGGCGGCACCGCAAGCATGTCGTTGCGCAACATAAGCGCAAACACACGGTCAATCATGGGACGCAGCATCTCATTCATCAAACGCCCTAGAACCGGCCCTATAACGCGCATACGCTCCTCTTGGCGCTGCACTACCTCAGTAGCCGTCATGTTAGGCGTAGAGGCCGACAGAAGCTGATCTACATAGAACGCAGAGCGGATGGCACCACGGCGCTGTTCTTCCATCTGCAGGCCAATAGGAATGTTTGCGCCAGTATTGAGTGGCGTAATGGTATCCCTTGTGCCACTCCTGAAGAAGTTGAGGCCACCTGGCTGCGTGCGGATAGGGAGAAGGAACCCGTCATCAGGAACAAGTAGCGGAGGATCTATTTGTTTCTGCGCAGCTTGGATAATGGTTTTTGACATCAAGTTAATCATCTTAACGTCAGGCAACGCCACCATCGCAGGTGACCGTCCCATTACCTCCCCAGTTGCCTTGAGAAAGCGCGGGACAATGTACGGAAACTCTTGGAAGCCGCTGATCGCAATCGGCATTTTGGTTTCCATACAAATATAGACTGATGCAAACGGCATATTTTTGTTGTCGCGTTTGGTCGTGTCACGATCATCGCGCGGCATAACAGCATGCAGCAGCGTTACCTCTTCATCTGGCTTTTTCTCGAATGTGCGCTGGATAAACTTGCCTACGTTTTCCAACCCAAAGCGTTGCACAGCTTGCCGTGCAGGGATCTTGTACTTACGGAACACAGTATCAACCAAGCCAAACTGGTCTTCCGCAACGTAAAACTCTGAGATATGGCGCGTGCTAAACCGCAAGTTCTCGCCATCCATCTCCACAAACATACAGCCGGTGCCAAAGACAACGAGATCTACATACAGTTCGTGTACCTCAGTCTCAAAGTTTGACTGATTGAACGCCCTGATCATACGCTTGCTGCTGTCTTCTAGCCAACGCTGCACCATGTCATCACGGCTAATGTCAGGATCTTTCATCGCAAGGTGAAACCACGGCGTAGCGCCGCTGGTAAGCATCCCATGCAGTGAAGCAGACAGAAGGTCTACAGCCTGTAGTGCGGTGCCATCAAAGATAAGCTCCATACGCTTTTCGCCGCGACTACGCTTGCGCACAATGTCGGCTTTGCGTGGCAGCATGTAATCTGCCAGTTCTTGGTAGTGCGTATCCCAATTATCTCGACGACTTTCAAGATAATCAAAACGAGCTACAAGTTCTTTGATGTCGTCCATATTAGCCCCCTAGCAGGGTTGGGGTTTGCCCTGACTGTACTTGTTCGCCCAAGGCACCGGCCACAACAGTAGCGCCACGCCCCTTACGCTGGCCTGTAGCTTGACGTAGGGACTCAGAGGCCAATGCCTCTGCACGCTCGTAATCAACCTGTGCTGGCGGCTCTGGCGGCGGCGGGGGCGGTGGCATCGTTACCTTTGGGGTGAACATAGACATCAGCTACTCCTACGATAAACGTCCAGAACCGGATGGTGCTGTTACTCTTGGGCCACGCAGCAATACCCCGTAGCCAGTTTTAAGAGAACCTGCCCCGGCAACTCTTGTGCGTCGAGTTTCACCTCTGCCTCGACCTCGATCTGCGGCTCCCATGAGGGTCCTATCGTCAGGCACAAACTCTTCAGTTACTTCTGGCGTAATTTCTGGCGTTCTTGTGCTATCTACGCCCATTGCACCAAACATGGGCTGAATATTCGCAGCAGCGCCAGGAGCTTCTTGTCCCTGCGGTGTAACTCCGCGAGTTATGAAGGTGCCAGTAGGACTAAGGCCAAACTGCGGTGTGCCACCAGCCTTCAAGTCGGCAAGCTGGCGTTCAATATTCATACGAGAGACGGCACCAAGGAACCCAGGCAAGGTTTGTTCTTTGCGTTTTTCAAGTTGCTCAATCGCCATTTGCCGCTTACCCGCCTCTGGGTCACCAGAACCACCTTGGCGGCGTGAGATCAAAGTCTCAAGCTCCTCCTGTCTAGAAGCCTCTGCACGCTGCACACCAGTTCTCGTAAGCACGCCCCCACCAGAGGTATCGCGCACAATATCACCGCCGCCGGTTACATAGGACTGATCGCCACTTACGAAAGATGCACGCCGCAATCGCTCTTCTTCACGCTTTCTAGCGCCTGACATGCGTGTTGCATCTGTGCGTGAGCCAGCAGCCTTGCGTGGATCTGCATAAGGATCTCTGCGAGGTTCTGCGTCTACACCGCCGCCACCACCGGAACCCATATCAATTCTCCTTCAAGCTATGAAAGCCGATTTTGCCTGTTTCAGTACGCAGCCAATAGCAATCACTATATCCCATTTCGATAAATGTGTCTTTTAAATACCTGCAACCAGCTTTTACGCTTTGAAAGCCACCGAAAGCAATAAAATCCACGACCCAAGGGCTGTCGCCGCAACCACGGAAGCCAGATGACGGGAACTTGCCGGTGCGCACATATACGTCTATGTGGTGCATCTCAGGAAAAGCCCATGTTGCAAACACATACGGAAAGCCTGTTTCATCTTCGATGATGAGATAGTTACCTAGAGCCAGCGGCGGTTCAATAAACTCTTTGATGTCCTGATCACTATAGTCTTGGTGATAATGACTAATCGTCATTATTTCCCTAGCTGTTCTGTAGTGGTGCAGGTCAACTATCATAGCGTAAACGGATTGTAGTCGTTCATTGCCATCTGTTGCGGAGGCTTTGTGAAATTTTGTTTGTTCTCCAGCCCAACAGCCAAATACCTAAACGCATCCGCAGCGTGACTCGTGAAATCATGGCGCGGGTGATCTCTGAAAACTTTTTTGCGTTCATCCCATTCCTGCCTGTACTGCCGTAGCATTTCTACGCCATCATTACACTTATCTCTGTCAAAAAAGCATTTTGGCATCATCATGCGTGCAGCATTGATACCGTCAGCTATTTTCATTTTAGGGACAACACGAAAGCGGATGCCGAGACTAAACGCAGTCTCAAGCCGTGACTTGCCGCTACCTAGCTCTCTTACTTCGATATCGTGCGGAGCGAGGTGATCACCGTAGTGATAATCTTTTTGGCGCAAGACATCAGCGTAGTGATCCAGCCCAACACCACCGTTCTCATAGTAATCAATGATGTTGATAGAGCCGCCACGAAAGACTTGAGCAAACCATATAGCTGTTGAGTCATTTATACCCAGATCCCAGGCTGTATGCACAGGATAAGCAGGATCATACGGAACCCTTGTGATCCTTCCAGTATCATCGGCATCAGCCAGCAGTTTTCCATAGTAGGCACCAATGATAGCAGCAGTGAACGAACATTCATACTCTTGCTCGTATTGCTCTGGCGTCATCTGTGCCTTCGCTGCATCAAGCTCCTCTGCCTTTACCAAACCACTTTCAGAGGCTTTCACAGTCTTGTGATACCATTGATCAGAGCCATTGGCCGTCTCAGCCTTGGCCTGTTCCAATAGATCAAAAAAATGATTATGTCCGGCTGGGGTGCCTAGAAATACAGCCGCACCCTCTCTGTCGGACAGTGCCGGTCTCACAACCTCCCCCCATACCCTTGGGTTTTGCATCCCAAACTCGTCGAATACGCACAGATCCAGATAGATGCCGCGCAAGCTGTCAGGGTTTTCAGCAGACAACAGCATCAACCTGCCGCCATTAGGGAGGTCTACACGCAGTTCAGTTTCATTAAACTTCACGCCAGGGATCACAGACGCATAATACTTCACATAATCCCACGCAATACGCTTTGCTTGTGTAAAAGTAGGCGCTACAAACGCCACACGCGGTCTAGGAAGTTCACAAGTAAGGGCATGCTTAATAAGATGATTAACAGCCCATACCGTCTTGCCAAACCTGCGGTGCATCACAAGCACGTTCCAACGCTTTACGCTGACGTGCATCTCAGCCTGTAAGTCTCTTGGCTTGTAAGGGATCTTAACTTGCACTATCGCTCTCCCAAACGATACGCACCGTGCCGTCCGACACCTCTACACCAGCACGGTTCTTCACATCACCATACTGATCAGGCATGACCTTGCCCACCTTCCATCTAACATGAAGAGCATAGTCTCTTAACACATTAGGATCATACTTCTTAGAACCGGTAAGCTGCTGCTGGTACATAACCTCGACATCCTCCAATGCCTTCTCCGCACTCTGCTGCTGCGCAGTACGAATAAGATTACTTAACTCAGCATCCTCCCCCATCTTCTTATACAGTACCGATCTACTGATCCGCGCCTCTTTGCATGCACTGACAAGGCTATGCCCTTGCATCACTAACTCCGCAACGCTCTCTGCCTTGCTCTGCGTTAGCCTAGCCATGTTTCCTCCTGACTGTGTGTGGGATAGGTGTAATTAACACATGTATAGAGTGGCCGCGCCGACGGGGGTGCATGGGGTCGCGGCACTCCCCCCTACCCTGTCGCCACACTGCTATGCCGGCCATGCGTCGCTGGCATTGCTCCGCGTCCTTGTCTTTGTTGTGCGTGCATGCGTTGCGCAAACCGCACTCATTCCACGCAATCACAAGCCAATGCTCTGCCCTGTCATGCTGTCCTTATATATAGGCGTCGCCGCATGTGCCTTGCCGTGCTGTGCTAGGAATATTTCATAAATATCATTTTTCCTGTTGACAGTCTATTATGCCATTGGTAGGGTTCCTTATCACTAGCAACCAACAAAGGATCAAACATTATGCAACGCGCAGTTTTTCACAGACACCCTAAGACCATTGCCAAGCTGCAAGCTATCGTCTTTTCCATTCTTGTCATTGCCAGCGTTAGCGTTGGCCTTGCTGGCGCACTAATCATGCAAACGATACCGCATGACCAGATAGGCTTTTACCTTGGCATGGGGCTGGCAGCAGCTGGCTTTGTGTCGTTCTTTTGGTCACTCGTTGGCCTTGTCATTAATCTTGTTGAATATCAGGGGGCGTAACCATGACACGCAATGAAGCAATCAAAGCAATAGTGCATCTTGAAACAACTGCCGAATATTATTGCGCCGAAGGCAGCAAGCGACAGCGCAATTACTTAACCGACGCCTATGTCCTGCGCATGCAACAACAACCACCGGAAACGCGCAAGTTATATGAATTGCAATCTATTTTACGCATGGCGCGTACATAGGCCGAAACATGGCGCGGCACCGTCGCGCTATGTCTGACCGGTAATGCCGGCACTGATGAGGCCCATCAGCAACCCATGACAAAAAAGGATCAGATCATGGAACACTCACACGAAACCCGCGAATTGTACCTGTACGCATTGAATGATGCCGATCTGTACCGGCAGCAACGCGAAATCATAGAAAAGAACCTTCAAAAGCGTTTTGATGCTGGCACATACAACCGCACCAAGGCCGTGCAGCTTTGGACATACTTTGCCAACAATGCCGCCAAGAAATACCACAAGGATTTCTGCGGCAACGGCAAATGGTATCAGATGTTCGGCGTCATGGATCGTCTTAACATGGCGATATTGTGCGAGGAAGAGCACTTTGAGCTTATGAAAGTGAGGGCAGACTGATGGCACGCAGAACCAAAAAGCAAATTCTCTTGGGCATGATCGAGGGCAAGCTGGACGAACTCAATACCAAGCTTGGAAGGCCCACAGAAGCCTACACTCTGCGAGACGGTAAGTTCCGAGCAAACGTAGGCGTCTACCACCTCTCCGGCGCTTATGGCGGCTGGAACGTGCATAAGATGGTCAGTGAAGGCGGTGGAGTGTCCGAGCCTTTCGGGCATGGTCACGTTAGCAAGCGTCAGCTTTATCAGCGCATCCTCGACAACTTCCATTCAGCAGACTAGGGGGCAGAGCAATGAACGACCTATGGTTCTGGGTGCGCGAGATATTCGCCAGCATTCTATTCTTTCTGGCAATGGCGCTTGTGTGCGTCCTGATGGTTCTGGTGTTTCCAGACCCGACACTGTGGGGGTGATCATGTGGGTTGTCTTCTATACAGAGCGGCGCGGCACTGGTGAGCCGTGCCAGCTATGGGCACCGGGCGTCTATCTCTATGACCACTGGGAAGTGTGCGAGACAGAGACAGAGGCAGCGCAACGCTATGCTGACCTACTGGAACGCGACACGACGCACAGCGCGGGGATTGGCCCCATCACAATAGGCACTGACCATTGGTGCTGAAAGAGAAAGGATCAGAGAAATGAACGCGAAACATCTAGCCAAATATAGCTTTGCCTGTAGCTACATTGGAAACGTATTAGGCGAGGCAACAGCAGTATCAGAGGAAGGCGCAGCATGGGCAATCGGCAAGGATTACGTTGTGTGGCTTAACATAGAGAAAGAGGGGATCAACGTGCAGATTTACGACGATTGGGATATGCCGGATCGGCTCTATCAAATCTTTGGTTATTGCCAGTATCAGGGCATAGCTTGCCACATCATCTGAAAGAGAAAGGATCAGAAGAATGTCACAGTTTAGCTTTGAGGATGATGTTGTCTGCCACACATGCGGATCGGATCACATCCATATCAATATGTTCTATCAGGTATGGAGCAGAGAGTGGCACGGCGACCCCAACTGCGAGGTATGGTGCAACAAGTGCGGCATAGAAACCGGATGGATACCGCGCAAAGAATTTGAAGAAGACGAGACATGACAGAGAAATGGCGGGGGAAAGGATCAGCAAACCCCCGCCATCACTAGCCAGAGGAACATAGCATGACAGCAGAACAATTCAAAGCCGAAAGGCAGAGCCTTGGCTTATCACAGGCGGCAATGGCAAAGCGCCTCGGCGTTAGCTTACAGGCCGTTTACTACTACGAGACAGGACGGCGCAAGGTGCCGCAGCCTGTGGCTTTGCTGATAGCTTGCCAGAAAGAGCAAGGCAATGAATCAGCATAGGCCGGAGATGTTTTACTATCTCATGGATAGCCTAGAATTAAAGCTGGGCCACCTACTAGCAGAAAAAGAGTTAGGCAGCATCGACCAGCAAGAGTTCAACAGGATATGCTTCATCCATGACGCTTGCTTGATGTTTCTTAATCAGGAGCTAGGCAATGAGGAAAAGAGAGGGGGCGGCGCATAGTCGCCCCTTAGCAATGCCGCGCGTAGCAATGAATGCTATGCGAAGCACTAAGCAATGCCTTTTTTTTATATATAAAAGGGATAGCATGCTGCATTGCCCCGCTTGCTAGGCGATGCGCCGTATGCTGCGCAGCAATGCTTAGAAGATATTTCCTTAAATATCATGGATCGTGTTGACTGGCAAGCCCATCGAAATATTTCAGTATCCCACACCCTAGGCACCGTAATATTGGAATATCAGAAGGGAATCGCCTCGCGCACGATGTAGAACCACGTTGGCAGAGAAACCAGCACCGTTGCATCTGTGCCGGTAAACTCAAGGTTTACATGGCGCAGGTATAGCTTGCACACAGGATCTTGGCGGTCGTACTTGTAGATCAGCAGCGGAGAAAGGTCGCCAGCAGCGTTCACAGCTTGCTGCCACCATGCGTCAGCCCCGCCATGTGGCCCTGTGGCATACCGTTTACATTCGATTGACCAGTAAGGGATGAGGATATCAGCACCGCCCTTCTCTTGATATTGAGAGAGGTTGCGCCGCACGTTCTCATAACCCAGGTGGTCTTTGATCTCATTGCAGCACCATCTTTCGAATTGACTGCCTTTGTTGCGTTGCATCTTGCTCATTTATTTTAATGCGCCTTGCGCGTCTGTGTCAGCTTCAGAGAAGTATTCTTTCTCTTGCAAATAAAACTCACCAGAGCCGTCACATTCCCAGCAAATGTCTGGCACAACGTCACCCTCGTCCCATGTGGATGCTACGCGCACCCACCCAGAGCCATCACATTTGTGACATTTTTTCGGTAAAAAAGTCATTGGGCTTCACCTGTCCTTCTGTGGCTAGAAAGATCCGGCGCATCGTTTCTGCCGATGGATAACGGTTGCCATCTACAATCCGGCAGATAGCAGCGCGGCTCATGTTGCAGCGCCGTGCAAACTTGGCCTGACTAATCTTCTTTGCTTTTAGGTACTCAGATAAGGTCATATTTTTTTCTACTACACTGTTGACACCGGGTCAACCGGTATGCAATAGAGGGGATAGTAACACAAAGAAAAGCACAAGGAAGCACACAATGCCTCACGAAACACCAGCCTACCGGCAAGAGTTCGGCGCAAAGCACGACAGTGCATCTGGTGCCACACAGGACAAATGGGAGTTTGTTCTCAAGCTCTACTGCCGCCACCTTGGAGTGAAGCTGCCAATGGCAGCGCGTCCCATGTGCGGGATCGTGGTGCAGGATGGTGCCAACCTTATTCTAGGGCTGGACAAGTATCAGCCGATGGTCGGTCAGCAAGATGGCATGGATCAGGCTAAGGCCATCGCTCAGACAATGGAGCGGTACAACAACTATCAGCCGCGCAAGTGGGATGGCGGCAAGGACGCCGAGGAGTTCGAGGCGTTCAAAGACTATATCCCTGACATGATACTGCACGCTGTTGAAGGCGTGCGTGAGCGGTTCAAGACCGCCAACATGATAGAAGGCGAGTATCAACGCTGGCTAGAAGAGCCGCGCCTTGATGTGCCTATCATGCTTTACCAAGATTATTCCGGCGGTGGCATACAGTGTGATCTGAAAGCCAAGCCGCCCTTGCGCAACCCACCTAAGAAGGACGGCACCCGCTCGTGGCGCGTACCCAAGGTGGAAGGTATCACGCCCACAGCGCAGCAACAAATTCAGCAAGCTGTCTACAACAAAGCAACTGGTGAGCCACCGTCACTGCTGTATGTCAGTGCGTCAGGTTACTACATAGCCGACGCCGACAACTGTGACTTGCTCAAGCCAGAGGCTTTGGAGAAGGCATACGCTGAAGCAGTGCGGTCATGGCAGATCAGTCAAAACCTGCTGAAAGCCGCACACGGATCATGGCGCAACCTGGCTGGCCTCGTGCAGCCAGACTTTAACGAGATCGCAAGGCGTCATGGCCCAAGTATCGTAGACGTAGCCAATCAACTATGGAGGTTTTAATGGCTAAGACAGGACGCCCTAAGGCGAAAGTAAGCATCACGTTTTCTGAGGAAGAGCTTCAAACGCTGTTGGACAGCTTGAACTTCAACCTTTGTATTAGTGTCGGTGATTTGCACGACGACATGAGTGCGAACACAACGCGCCACATGGAGATATGTGCGAATGAATTGTTGCTGTTCGCAAGATTGCGTGACATTCGCGGCAAAAAGTATGGAGCCAAAGAATGAAGAAAGGAAAGCTCGACATCCCGACAGACTGGCCTCGGCCTTGGAAGGAGTTGGGTTTTGGCGAGTGGCGTTTGCTTGGTTATCGCGTCCTGATTTGGAAAAAGTACAAGCGACCCGCCAGCTTCAAAATCTATGGCTTTTCCAAAGGGCCATACCTGCGGATTTGGTACGGCAAGAATGTTTTGCATATGCAAACGCCGTTCAAGAAAACAAACAAGAAGTGGAACGTGACATGAATACAACCCCAGCCTTCAAACTGGTGCGCAGGGATGACCCTGCCACCAGCCACGACGCCGCAGAGAGCATCGATGCGACAGCGATGGAAAGCGTAGTAGCCGATGCAATCTGGGAGTTTGGTGCAGCAGGGTGCATTTCAGACGATGTGCTGAAAGCCCTGCCGCTGCACGGTTATAGCACCGTGACTGCTAGATACAAGCAGCTAAAAGAAAAGCGCATCATTTTTACAGATAGCACCAAGAGAAAGGGTGCGTCAGGCCGCAGCCAAATGGTCATGTGGCACAAGGAGTTTTATCATGCACAGTGAACCTGTTGATATCGGCACACCGTATGTGACCCGCGAGGACATGCAAGACAGCATCAACGAGCTTTATGTGCGCGTGGATGAACTGCACAAGGCTGTCTATGAAAGCAACAACAGGGTCGCTGAAATGGAGAAGAGTTTGGCACTGTTTGTCCATCTAATCTCTGATAATCTAGGAGTTTCCCAAGGAGGCATGAGTGACTGACCTGAAAGAAACTATGGCTCTTGTCGCTGAGTTGAACGCTAGTCATGGCGTAACCCAGCGCGGCGGCAAGAAGTACACCCAGGTGGTGCATCGAATGGAAGCATTCCGCAAGATGCACGGCACCGACTTTGGGGTGGACACACACATCTTGGTAGATGACGGCCAGCGTGTCGTGGTCAAAGCCAATATCACCAACATGGACGGCGCTGTAATTGGTTCCGGCATGGCAGAGGAGATCAGGGGGCAGGGCAACGTCAACAAGACAAGCGCCTTGGAAAACTGTGAAACGTCTGCTGTTGGCCGTGCCTTGGCATCGTTGGGCCTAGCTGGCGGCGAGTATGCGTCAGCAAACGAGATGGATGGCGTGGGGAGAAAGGAAGAAGCTATCGCTAGCCTACCTCCGGCAAAGGAGCCGTCGCCTAACCTGTTGGAATTGCAGCAGCAAGCGACTGACTATCTGCCGCAGTTTGACATGAAGCAGATCACAGAATGGATGAACGCAGGGTTCACAAAGAAGTGGATGGACATTGCGAACAAAGAGTTCCCTGAGATCTTCCAAGACATCAAAGCAAAATGCCAAGCACGCATGAAGGAGCTAAAATCTGATGGCTAAACGCTATGACACAATCACCTACATCAAGCTGTTCCCTAACGCGGAGGGAAAGGGCAAGGCACAGTATAGCAATGGCAACTGGCAACCTTATTCAGCGGAGCAAAAAACTCCTGCGGATATCACCTTGCGAGAAGGCCAGCGCCACCAAGTCAGCCTGTTCCCCAACGAGGACGGCACTATCTCTATTCGCATCTCAAGAGTTACTGAATACCAAGGTGAGGACAGTATCTCTGACGGCATATCGCAGCCAGCTATGAAGCCTATTGGCAACGCGATCAGCCACAAGTATTCGGCACCACAGCCAAAGGCAGAGGACGATGACCCAGACATCCCATTCTAAGGCGCTTTTAAGCCCTCGTGAGGCGTCTTTGGTGCTGTTTGGCACCGATAGCAAGTCTCAGGTCAACATGCTGCGTACGATGCTCCACAGGGGCATTATCAAAGGCAAGCGTTTAGGGGGCCGCTGGTACATCACGATGCGTGAAATCGAAAGGATCACAGATGGTGGAGCCGACTTTCCTGATTATTCCAAGAAATGATGGTGTGGCGGTGTCGATTGACGGCACCATCCACCTCAAACAAATGAATGCAACGCAGATGCTAAATCTTGCTCTGCGTTGCCTCAATGCCGGACTGGAGATGAAGCGTGAAGAAGAGAAAGCAGCAAAAGACTGTGAGGGTCAGTCGCCCATTTCATTGCGCGAGGTGTCAGAAGGTCTGTGATTACACTCAGCACAACTGGGTATCTCTTGCGTCACGCGAGGATATCTGCTGGAATTGCTACAAGGAGAAGAACTAGGGGGGCCATGCCCCCCTTTTTTTAAGCCATGCGCGTCTTAGGTTTTTTCTTTTTCTTCTTCATCGCAATGGCTGTTGCTGCTTGCTTCTTCATCTTGGCAGACTTTGGTGGACGGCCTCTGGTTGAACCGTAAGTACCCTTGCCCATTGGCATCATGATCTCCTTTTCTTAGACGATATGATCTTCTTTTTAAGTGCTGGCGGCAGTGTCTTCTGCTTGGCCGTCAGCATACCGTTGCCATTCTTCTTCGCGGCCTTCTTCATTTTTCCCGGCATTATTTCTTCCCCTTCTTGGCTTTGTTGCGTTTGGAGATAGCTGCTGCCTTCTTCTTTGCGTCAGCCTTGCTGCTTGCACCCCATGCCCTGAGAGAAAGCAGGAGCCTGGTAGGTTTGCCCTTCGCATCTCGTTCCGGCCCCCTCATGCCGCCCATACGCGCTAAGAAACTAGCCCTGCGCGGGTTGTCACCCTTCTTCACAGGTGCCTTAAGGTTCATACCCTGCTTGCGTGCAGAAGCCCTGCCCTTGGCGTTCAAGCCACCCTTCGGGTTCTTGCCAGCCTTGCGCTGCCATGCCGGTGTCTTAGCCATCAGACAAAGCTCTCATGCGTTTGACAAGCCTCTTGGCCCTGTTGGGAACCTGATCATGCCAGCGGCTGTCGACCATTTCTTCCGCAGCCCTGTTCCAATCTTTAGCATCAACACCGGCTTTCATGCCCTTAAATTTAGAGAGACGCGGCCTTCCCATATTAAACATCATATTCGCGATGATTAATTGGCAGTCTTCGGGTAAGTCATCAAAGTCTGGGTATAAAACTTTGCACTCATCAATCGTGACAGCGACATCAAGAGCAAATGCCTGACGCACACGCTCCTCAGAGACAGGTGTGCCAACAGGCTGACCGTGTTCTGGATCATCTTCTACTATCAGGTGGCCCAGACCAAAGGTGGGTAGAGCAATATGATCGAGGTACACTTCGTACTTGCAGCCCTCGTCCTCTGCAAGTTCCTGACGTAGCTTATCCTTGTTCATGCCTTGCGCTTCTTTTTTCCGTTACTCTTGCGTATCATGGACTCAAGAGTTTTGGCCTGACCGGCGTGCGCCTTTGAGGCACCGCGTAGCTTCTTAACCACCTGTTTAATCTTAGTTTTTTGCCGCTTGCCTATCATGCCCTACTCCTCTTTTTAGCTGCTTTTTTGGCTGTAGGCTTTTTCTTCTTACGGATCAGGTCAGCGTCAGCCTTGCGTGCGCCGCCCTTGCCGGTAGCAAAACTGCGCACTCTGCCAGCAGCCCATTGGTGCGCGGAAACCTTGGGTCTACTGCCGCTGCTGTAGTAGGCACCTAGACCTCTCTGATAGACCTTGCCGAGTGTTGACTTGGATATGCCAGACGATTTGGAATACTTGGCAACGGTGGCGGCTTTGCTCATCCTCGGCTCCTCTGCTTGCTAATCCTGTTCATCATAGCTGGCGTCAACTTGCCTTGCCTATAAAGACGCTGCGTGCGCTTAATCTCTGCCTCACGTTTTTTGGGGTTCTTGGCACCGCGCACATACTTCTTTGGCACGCCGCCCTTTGTCTTGGACACCTTTGCAAACTTGCGCTTCATCGCTTTTTCTTTTTAGCTTGTTGGAAATTTTTCTTAGTTGGCGAACCTTTTTGCCCAACCTTACGCATTTTCTCACCACTGCCAGCTTTAATCCTCTTACGCTTGGCGTGAATGTTTCTATACAAGCTCACTTTTTCAGCCCTTTCAAACCCCTCAGACCGAATGATGCGGCAATACTAGCATACATAGCCCATTGAAACCAATCAGGGGTAGTTTCTAACGCGGCAAACCCACGTTCAACATAGGGCTGCAAGGGCGGTATGAAGCACATGCCTATGATAGCTATAAACAAAATCGTCCAGGCCTCGTCTTTCCAGCTATCCTTGCTGGCTTCAGCCATGATCTTTTCCCAGCCAGCTTCATGCGTGGCGGCGACCTTCATTACCTCTGCTTCAGCCTCTGCCTTGGCAACCTTGACTCTAGACTGCGCTGCCTTTTCGTCTGCCTTACCCTTGAGCCAGCCGCCGGCAAGGTCAGCAATGGCGGGTATCAATGCCTGTATCATTCGTAATCCACCCTTATGCACATCATCTCTTGGTTGTCTGCACGCACGATATCATGCTCAATCTTTACGGCCTTGGAGTGGCACTGTTCAAGCGTATCAGCGTCAGTCAATGGAGAAACGGTGTAGTTAAATGGCGACACAGCAGTCACCAGTATGACGACCCAGACCGTATTCACTTCTCAGATCCTAACCACACAGCAAAAGCGCCTGTCATTGCACCAGTGACGGTCGCTGTTAGGGCTGTGGCCTGTGAAGTCATCGCATCAGGTGACAATGAAATGAACCATTCGATCACACGGATGTACATAAACGTCATAGTGAACATCATAAAGCGCGGAAGTATCTTCCACGCTAGAAAGCGTTCCATAGTTACTTCCATCACAGTCTCCCTTGATGGTGCAGTATCAACACAAACAAAGCACCAAGCACCGCCAAACAACACAGAATAAACCCAGCAATAATAGTGCCTTCGATAATCTTCTTGCGCTTGTGTGCAGAGGCTATCTCTGCCTCTCGCCTAGCTATCCTAGCCTTTGCTTGGAAACGCTGCCAGTCGTGCCACAAGCCCGGTCTGCCCAAGATAATCATCATTTGTTTGAGTTCTTCTTCTCGCTCTTTGATCTGCTCAAGAGCCATAAACTCTTCGAGATCTGAGCCATTGCCCTTCTTGGCAGCTTTGGCTTGGAGCTTTTCTTTTGCACCTACAAACTCTGCAATTGCATTGCCAGCAGAAGCTATATCTTTGCCGTTGGATACAACTTGCTTAATAACAGCAAAGGCGGCATTAGCTGCAGCAAGTTCAGCAAGCATCAGTAAATCCTTACATCTTCATTTACCATTGTTGGCAAACAATAAGCAGTGATGTTGTTGCCTTGTTTGTGCAGCCGTTGTGCAAAGTACACGCAGTCATCAACACTGCGGAAATACATATCATTGCTAGTGAGCCGCTTACCCTCACCAACGCCTACATACACAAACAGCAAGAACACATGGATCATCCATTCAGTATGATTCCCACCAGTAACAGAATTGTTGTGCCAGCAGTGCCAATCATGATGTGTTCGATGCGCTTAATACGCAGAATAGTTTCCTTCCACCTCTCAGAGCAGACAGCTTCATGAGTGTCGATCTGGGCCTGTACAGATGCGGCGGTGGGCTTGCTCATCACTCAGCGTCCGCAATGGTCAAGGTACCGGCTGCGACCTGTCGCTGGATTTCGTCGTAGTCGGAGTTATTTGGGTCAATAGGCACAAACATTTCGACACCATTGATTGTCGCTTTAATAACTCCATTTGCAATTACAGAGCCGTCTGGTTCAGGAATATTTACATATTTAGCACTGGTTATATTCATGTTTACAACTCCGCAGCCGCAGTAAATTTGAAATCGTAATAGCGTGATGTTCCGGTGACGGTACAAGTAGCAGTAAAATCTACTTTATTAGGAGCATTTGCTGCTGCTGATACGGGGTCAAATCCGTTCAAGTTTGTATCTGATACCGTAATGGTAGGGTTGGCTCTCATTTGTGGAATGAGAATATCTCTAGCATATGCAGTAGAATTTTCCGCATATCCCTGTTGATGCCTAAATCTGTCTGTTGTGTAGTCTTGAAAATACCTCTGACACCTAGCCAACTCATCGCCAAACGACCGATGCTCAAACGGCGTGGCAGAGCCGACCTCAAGCTGCACGCCGGTTAGCAAAAACTCGTTGGCAGTGTTGTCTGCAATATTTACAGTTTGACCGACTGCAATGTTTGCTGTTGTGCGTGTTGCCCAAGATGTAGCCAGAGTTCCGCTGGTGAAGCCAGAGCCAACCCCAAGCCACCAATTTACATACATCCCGACGCCATTATCATCGTTTATGACATCAGCCGTGTTACCTACAAAAGTAAGCTCTTTCTTTTCCCAACTATCGGCAGAATTGATTGTGAAGGTTTGGCAGATGTGCTTGTTTGCATCGCTTGCAATTAACTCAACAGCATATGTCCCAGTCTTGTTTGAACGGGCATAAAAAGACAACGTAATCTTTTTTGCTCCAGATGTGCCGTATTGCAGATGCTGTAAATTCTGCGCTTCTATTTTATGACTGATAACAAGGAAATCGCCAGATGCAGGGGATGCGTCGGCGGTGGTGCAGTCAACCTTGTATGAATTAGCAAACCCATCAGGAGACGTTGACGATTGAGATATTGAATATGTTCCGATATTGCTAATACCTAATTCAAATCTATCTGGACCGCCAAATGTTGACGCAGTTTTCCCAGTAACGTCCCCGCGTTGATTTATAGATGCTGAACCATTAATGATAAGGTTCCTGCCCGTGATGCCACCGGCATCAGCCGCACCCGCGAGGTCTGCGAAATCTCTTGCTCTGCTCATGCCGTGTACCCCTTGCCAGCAGTGATGGCAGCATTGACCGCCGTCATGTCCTCGTCGGTCCAGTAGTCCTTTGCCACCATCAGTTCCAAGTGTTCGACGTTGCGGTCTACACAGCCCTGCCTGTCCGCTGCGTCGTCATCTGCCATAGTGTCACCAGCGATGATGGCGTTGATAAGGTCAACGCTATGACCCATAGCGGTGTAGTTATCTGCGATTTGTTCGCTAGTGATTTCGTCCATTAGTTTGCTCCTTCAAGTGTGGCTATACGTGCCTCAAGTTCTTGAATGGTTGCGACGAGTAGCGGCACCAGCTTTGACTGGTCAATGCCCTGATAGACAGGGTTGCCATCGTCATCGACTTCATTGTGTGTGCCTCTAATAGCTTCCGGCACAACGGTCTGCACTTCATGTGCGAGGAAACCGTCAATGGTAGTATCAGCATCTGCAATGAAGTTGAAGCGGACAGGGTTGAGTTGCTTGAGGCGTTCAGTTGCGCCTGTCATATCTACGACCGCTTCTTTTAGACGGTAGTCTGACGAGGTGTTGAAGCTGGTGGCACTTGCAGTTGTGCTGATGCTACCAACTTCAGTCCCGGCTGCATTTAAGAATCTAGCCGGTGTCGCTGCTGTGTCTATAGAAGGCTGGCATACAATTCCATATCCCCTACTCGCACCGAAACCAAAAATTCCCAACTTAGAGACGTTTGCAGTATTTGATGTGTCATCAATGCTCAGTAAGGCACCAGAACCAACGCTAGTGGTGCCAATCATAGACTTTCCATTGCCGTCAACAATGAATCTAGGATTACCATCGCCATCTGACAGCACGATGTTGTTGTTAGATGTGCGTATGTCTAGGCCACCGCTGTTGCCGCCATAACTGCCTAAAACCACATTCTTGGAGCCGGTGCTAATAGAAAGACCCGCATTATGACCGACAAATGTGTTGTTGGTGCCGGTTGTCGTGTCACGTCCAGCCATACGGCCAAGAAATGAATTTGCTGTGCCTGTTGTCGCCTTCTCTCCGGCTTGATACCCCAGAAAAGTGCTTTCTGTTGCTGTCGTAACGCTATCTCCGGCGTATGCGCCGACTGCGGTGTTTTCTGTGCCGGTGGTGTTTGCGGTGAGTGCCTTATGACCCACTGCCGTGTTGTTGGATGCAGTAGTGTTGGCTTCAAGAGCCTCTCGCCCAACAGCCGTATTATCAGAGCCTGTTGTGTTAAGGCGCAGGGAGTTATAGCCAAACGCAGAGTTACTACCAGTTGTATTGGCAGCCAATGCGGATGAGCCAAATGCAGCACTCGCGTTGGCCGTGTTTGCGCTAAGTGCGTTGTACCCCATTGCGGCATTGCTATGGCCAGTGGTAGTTGCCGCAAGCGCGTTATAGCCAGCAGCAGTGTTGTTACTTGCGGTTGTATTTGATGTCAGCGCACCCGAGCCTAAAGCAGTATTGTTGCTGCCGGTAGAGTTAGCATCCATGTTGTTTTTACCAACAGCAACATTGTCATCGCCGGTAGTATTCGCAAGCAGTGCGTTTTTGCCGACTCCAACATTGTCCGACCCAGAGGTGTTAGCAGTCATTGCTGCGTGGCCGATTGCAGTATTCGCGTTCCCGCTCAAGCTGCCATCGTCAAGCGCAGTGTCACCCATTGCGACGTTCTGTGAACCTGTCGGATAATTGCCATCCAGCTTAATCGTGCCGCCATCAGCAGTCAGGTTCCCGCTAAAAGTAACATTGCCAGAGAACGTGCCGCCGTTGGTCTTGCTCACCATGTCAGCCGTGGTGAAGCTCTTGAACGCATAGATGTTGATAAGGCTGCCAGTCGCTGCGCCACTAGCCAGCACAACACTGGTGCCGTTTGTAGCAGTGAAGTCAGACGGGTCGAGGACGATACCGTTCATCACGACTTGCAGATTGTCTGCCGTATAGGACAGCGTGGCGCTGTTGTCGTCAGAGCCGCTAAATGTGGTCTGCCCTGATGTTGCTGTGTACTCGTACAGGATGAGCGAGACATTGCCAGCACTGGTGGCGGCAATCCAGTTGGCTCCGTCGTAAACTCGCATCTCATTGGCTGTGCTGTTGAAGTACAACGCGCCGGCAACCAGGGCATCACCGTCATTATCGACTGTAGGGTTGCTGGTCTTGCTGCCGAGATAGGTGTCATCGAAGTTGTCAAACGCAGACGCGGCAGACGCAGCACTAGCCGCCGCAGAAGTCTGTGATGCAGCCGCAGCGGTAGCTGACGATGCAGCAGCGGTTTCAGAGCTTGCCGCATTGGTCGCGGATGTCGATGCCTCAGATGCTTTTGTTGTAGCCGTGGTGGCGCTTGTAGCCGCCTCAGACGCCTTTGTCGTCGCCGTGGTGGCAGAGTTGCCAGCATTGGTCTCGCTCGTGCCAGCAGCCGTCTCAGAGGCCGCAGCAGCCGTAGCACTTGCAGCGGCAGCAGTAGCCGATGTGGCCGCATTTGTTTCGCTGGTTGCCGCGTTAGTAGCCGATGTGGATGCTTCTGACGCCTTTGTTGTGGCAGTTGTGGCACTAGATGCAGCAGATGTGGCACTTGTAGACGCTTCAGAGGCTTTGGTGGTGGCCGTTGTGGCTGATGTCGCCGCGTTAGTCTCCGACGTTGCCGCAGCAGTTTCACTTGCAGCAGCCGCTGTTGCGCTAGAAGCCGCTGCTGTAGCCGATGACGCCGCCGCTGTGGCACTTGTCGTCGCTGACGCAGCATCCACAATCAGGTCGTACTTGGCGCTGTTAGCGTTAGTAGTAAGTGGCTGTGCGCCAGAGCTTGTGTGTTCTGTGTTTACAATGAAGATGTTGTTTGTACTGGTGTCCTTGACCAGATCACGCACCTCATATGCAGTCGATGCAGCCCAATTGCCACGGAAGGTGCCGATCTCTTGTGTAACTTGGATCTCACCGCTGCTGTCAAAGGCAAGGATCTTGTTAGCGCGTTCAGTTGCCCCAACAGTAAACTCTGTTGAAGTCATTGTATTTGTTCTGGAAATCTTGATGGCGCGGTCTAGTTCTTCCTGCTGTTCTTGTGCAAGGAAGGTTAGCTTATCAAGCGCGTCTTCATGGGTAGCAGCAGGAAACGGATCGTTAGCTACATAGTCTGTAGTCTGCGTTTGCGCAGATGTGCGGCGCAACACAACAGTCTCACCGCTGGCCGGTATGTTACCGCCGGTAAAAACTACGTTGCCACCAGATGCGTTGCCGACATTTGTGACTGTGTAGTGGGTGGTCTTAGTCTTGACGGTTTCAGTGCCTGTCGCATCTGTACGGATGATAACCGTAATGTCGTCATCATCGAATATCTTGAAGCCGTAAGCAAAGGTGTCATTAGAACCATTGCCAGAATAGCTGTTCTTGGTAGTGGTGCTGCTAACCGTCATTTGTTTGCTCCAATCCGGCTAAATGTATCAGAAAACACTGATCCCCGAAAGATGCGTCAGTCCAAGTTGTCATAACGCGGTTGTATGTCCACAAGTTTGTTCATCGCGTTCTTGATGCCTATGGCATTTTGCAGCGGTATGATTGAGTTCAGCGCACGCTGCTGCCCCTGTGACCATTGGTAGTCTGGGTTGATGATTGCCCTACTGGCACCAGACGCAACAGTGTGTGCCTTTTGGGCCAGGTCAATCATTGGTACACCTGTCAGAAAGTTTGTCGCCAAACCAGATGACCGGCCATACGCAAAGATGGGGTCTTCTGTGTAAAAGGCTGCGCCGGTGTCTACCATTGCTGGAAGCAAAGCGGCCCAAGAACTGCGCTGGAACGCAGACAGCCCAATGTTTTTCATGCTCAAACGCTCGTCCAAAAACTCCCGCTTATCTTCACGGAACTGTGCGTTAAGTGATGTCTGTCCAATGTATGATGCGCCGGCAAAAAACACAGATGTCATCATGGCCGCATACCCACGCACATCGTTAGCCTTCAAGCTATGCAAAGTTTGTTTGGCATGTGACACCAGCATAAATGTACGGAACTGCGTAAGCATTTTTCCCATAGTGGTGGTCATGTACCTGTTGAGGTTGCCGAGATCGTTTTGCTGGATGCTGCGTCTTGTCCAACGCGACACAGCTACAATAAAAGCATCCCTAGCTTCCTCATCAGTCCACTGCCCCATGTTGATCGCTTTGACCTTGCGATTGCGGAACATGGACGATGGCACCGTGACAGCATGTTCTTTAATCTGATCAAAGATCTTTTTAGCCATAGCCTCATCAACGCCCATGCCTGTCATGCGGCGCTGCAAAGCCTTGCTAAAACCACCTTTGAAAGACGCATCGACTATGGTCTGCACAGCCATCCGTCCTGCTGCACGCTCCAGTGCAAGCGTTACTGGTGCCATACCAGAAATATCGGCAACGATACGCTTGATAGGCTGTATGCCAAATGATGCTTTGTCGATGAAGTCGCCACGACCCATGACAAACATGTCTTGCGCATCGTACCGATTCATCGCTTGGTGAATTAGACGATCAGCACCGATGCCGGCAAACGCCTCAAGATCTCTAGCCACTGCATCTTCAAGCTCACCGCTTTTGGCACGCTTCACCATAGATCGAAACTCAGGCACAACCTGCATCAAGCCACGCACACCACCAATCGACAGTGCGTTACCAAGCTCGGCAACCTGTGCAAAACCAACCTGGTTCATCAATCTGATAAAGTTGTAGTCTTGGAACAGACGCGCCAACCGTGCTGACGTTGCACCAGGATCTGTAACTAACGGCGATGATCTGCCGAGGATCATATTGTAAAGAACGTCTATGTTCTCTAGGTTGCCTTTGATTTTGTCTCCCGCGTCAGCACCATATCTTGTGTCAGCCTCGTCTTTGATGGCCTTAACTAGTGCGTTGTAGTCGGCTTCTGATCTGATGCCCTTTTGCGCCAACGCGATGCGGCCTTCCATTTGCGTGAGATATGAACTGAACACCTGTTCAGCGTCACGATCCATAAGGTCTTTGACGCGCAAGATGTTGCCATTATCCAAAGGTATTTCAGCGTTAATATCTACTTTCAGTCTTTGTTTGGCGCGTGACGGCAACCCTGTGCGCGGCCTTTCAAACAACGACACCAACCTGTCAGCGGCGTCCGCATCAAGTATGTCTTCTTCAATAAGAATGTCGCGCAAGGTGTCTTTCTGATCAGCAGTGAACACCCTAGCCAACCCAGAGTCTAACCCTGCTTGTGCGTTACGCAGCTTCTTGACCATTCTTGTAGCGATTTCGCCAGCTAGGTCTTCATCCAAACCCTCTGTGCCTCTAACAAGAGATGTTTTGAGCAAATCTACGACTTTATCTTCACCATTTTCGACCATAACCCGCACTTTGTACGGACTCCAAAGGTGGGTAAAGTACGTTAGGTCTTCTGGAATATCATCGAAACCTTTGACGCCAGCCGCCTTGGCTCTGCGCAAGACATCACGGAACAATTCTGCTTGCCGTGTTGCTGCCCTAACCACCTGTGGGTGGTGCTGCAAGCCTGGGTTTTCGATAGCGTCAGCAACAAGCTCACCAAACTGTGCGCGGGTACTGCCAAACTGTCTTCTCAGATAACCAATACCCTCTGACTCTGCCCATTCGTTGAACGCAGGGCGATACACTTGGTAATATTTTGCATATCCAGCCTTCATCGCGTTTGTTTTGAGGATGTCTGCCGTAGACTGCATAAGCTCACCCTGCTGGTTGAAGCCAACAGCATCTTCAGCAAGCAGATGTCCTGCCTGACGCATTGAGTTTAGTTCATCAGCTTTTAGCTGACCTGAGATGTCAAATCGCAGCGGGATACGCCCACCAGCCATTGTTGCCATAGAAGCAAAAGCCGGTTCACCGATTTCATTTAAGAAGTCATCTGTGCGCGTGGAAAGGTCTGGGATCTGCACCGAGATCGACATAGGGTTTTGCATCGCGCCAACGCCAGTGTCGAATGTGTCGAAAGCAGCCCTTGGGATCGCAGTCTGTTGTTCTGCTATACGACGCTGCACCACAGCACCAATATCAGCAACCTGTGCCTGTCTGGCTGACGCATCCACTACCGATAACGCAGCGTTAAACTCTTTCTGACTTTTGCCAAGTGCCGCACCTATGCCGCCACCCAGCACCAAACCACCAGCCATGCCATAAAGTATGTCATATGGGTCTTTAACGGCGTTCTGAGACACCAGATACGCCTCTATGGCACCTGTGCTCACTGCACCACCAAAGGCACCACGAAACGCCCTAGAAAGCCGCGTAGCCTTGTTGCCCCAGATAAGAGGTGCCGCCACACCTTCTGTCAAAACCGTTACGCCAATAGCTGCTGGATCAAGCATCGTTGCTACAACACGCAGCCCAACACCCGACCAGCCGTATTGCTGCAAAATCTCTTCGTTCTCCATAGAGATCATTACTTGTTCGCGAAGAGCTTCTGCGTGCGCAAGGCTAGTGGCCTCAAACAAAAAGTCCCGATACTCTTCGGGAATGTCTTTGACCAGCTTGTCGTAAGCGTCTTTCTCTAACTTAAAGTCTGGGTCAGGCGTAAATTCTTCGGCGTTTCTGTACACCCAAGACATGATGTTTTCTTCTGCAAACGCAGCCTTAGCAGCATCTCCAAAAGTCACATCTTCTCTAGCTTGTTTTTCTGCACGCTGTCGCAAAATGCGGGTCTCAGCCGTTTCTGGCTGTATCGGTGCGCGTGCCAACGGCGCTGCCTGTGGCTCTGCAACTTGTGGCTGCACAGCTTCTGGCGGCTGTATATCTAGGCTCGGCTCGTCTGTTTCTGGCCCACGCGCGGTTACCACAATGCCAGAGTCATCCTGCACAACATTGCCAGCCACTGCTGGCTTTTGCCTGTCTTCTATAAGGTTGCGATCTAAGCCAGACTCATCAAACTGCAACTCAGATTGCTGCGCCTCTTGTATCATGCTTGCTTGCAAAGCAATGTCAGACACAGGGCTGTCTTGTACTACAGCCGGCTGCTGCCGCTCTTCTAAAATCGCAAGATCTGTATCGTCTTCTTGAGCCGCGTCAGTCAGACGTTGCACACGCGCTGCACGTGCATCAGGTTCTGGCGGCACTACACTCGGCGTGTTTTCTGACGGTTGCGGTGAACCAGGAAACTCTTGTCCAGTGGGCAGATCATCTCTGCTTCTAAACTGAGCCGCTGCTGCTTCTTCTACACTAAACTCAGATGATGCTGCCGGTTGTTCCAGACTCACTTGCTGCATCGCGTCAGCAAGACGAGTTTCTTTTGGCATACTGACGGCAGACAGCTTTTGTGCCGTTTGCAACAGGTTAGGCTTGAGATACTGGCTGGCTACAGATTTCTTATTCTCAAAGCTGACAAACGCCGACACAAGATCCGGCAGATCAGCCTCAGTGACTACATCCTTGCCCATCTTGCCTTTGACAAAACTAGCATATCTAGTAGTCGGGTTGTTGTCTGTAGGTGGAGCGTATTTATTGACGATCTGGTCAATGTCACCGTTGAACTGTGTAATCTTTGACCGCAGATCAATGAACAAAGCCCTCAAGCCCATTTCTGGGCTATCAAACACAACATACTTAGAGCCATCAGACGCGGTGTAAAACTCGCCAGTTTCTCCAGCATAATCCTGACCAGGCCGAATGTTTCCAGGATTGTTGTAAATCAGGCTCATTATGGCACCTGTGCTGAGATTGTCGGCATAGGCGCTGCTTCTCCTGTTATTTCAAGAAGCTCACGAATAATCCGCTCACCTTTGGAGTCTTCTGTTTGCTCTGCAATCACAGCTTCAGCAGCCGCTACATCTGACGGCATGATAGTTACGACATCACCAAACATGTATGGCTTTGCAAGGGACATCTGTTGCTCAGTAATTACACCAACGGCTATGTTCGCAGCAGTGTCCTTAACTTGTTGATTGACCTCATTCAGACGCGCCTTATCTGCGAGACCTTGATCAACGCTTGCCAGCTTTTCAAGCTCTCTGGTCGTCCAAGTAATCATGCCGACTACATCTGTTGTCGTCACTGTGCGTTTGTCATCAATCGCAAACTGATCTCCGTCTTGTGTCATCATAACTGCCGGCACATTTACGCCGCTCAATGACATCAACGCCCAAACCCCAGAACCTGGGCTTGGCACCTCCACCAAAGACAGATCATCAGCCTCTAAGTCATCATCTGAAATAATTGGCACACCAATCTTTTGTTTGTCACGGAACCGCAAAGCCTGTTCGACAGCAAGGTTGGCAAGCTGATTAATATTAGCGGGGGTGTTTGCTTGTTTGCGTGTTAGGATGCCGCGCACAAACACATGTGTTTCAGCTATGTCTTTTTTGGCAAGCTCAATAGCGTTTTCTACGTTGACGTTCAGTTTCACATAGTCCTTGACCCTTTGCTCCAGCAAAGTCTGGATTCCGGGGCCGTTTTGCACCTCTGTGGGGCCGTCAACAAACAGAGAGCCGATAAAGCCAGGTGACGCACTGTCCATGACATCTGCGGCGGCTTGCTCAATCTTTTTGTTCGTAACGCCAGAGATATCGACGCCGTTGAAGGCCGCTCTCGACACATTTACAATCGCACTATCAAACGTTTCAAACCCAAGCCTTGCATTGATGGCCTCAAAAAACGTGCGATCTTCCTTTGTTGTGTGGTTTTGCAACACGGCGGGATATCGCTTCATTGCGTTGAAGAAGTTTAGACCGCGCTGAACAGTCTCAAAGTCTGTTGTTCCAGCCTCTAGCACGCCACTGCGGCCCAAAGAACTAGCCTGACCCAAGCGGTTTTTATAGACCTCGTAGACTACGTTGTTTTTCTCAAGCATGGAGAACTTCATGCTCATTGAGTTTTGACCTGAGTCAACGGCTTCCTGATCAATCAAAGATATAGTTGCCGCAACCATTTTATTAGCGTCACTAGGCGTAAACATGTCTGCACGGAAGGTGCCGCTCTGAAGCTGCTTCACGCCTACACTAAACTTTGCGGTTTCGTTGATCTTCTTGTTAATCTCGTACCTAGCTCTTGAAATGGCGTTGAGCGTAGTGCTTGTGTTCGATGCAAGGCTTGAGTCTACGTTGTTTTGCAGACTGCCACGACCATCTAGATCCTGTGTCAGCAATGATTCAGCAGTATCCAGACGGCGCAACATTTCTGGCACGTTGCTCAGGTCACCCTCTGTCAGTTTTCTACTCACACCATCAACAGATATGCTCGCAGAATTATATACAAGCGAGTCAACTTGCTCTGGCTTTAGCGATTTGTTGGCTAGTATTTCTGGGCGGTAAAAGCCTTGGAAGGTGCTAAACGCATCTTCCATAGTCATGTCGGCAGAAAGCACATCATTCATGCCTGAGACTACTCCGCGAGATGTAAGATCCTGCAATTGAGCCGCAGCCGTGCCAAGAACACTAGCGATTTCAACCTTTTTGCCGTTTGGCAGTTGAGAGATATCAAACTCTACTACTTCGCCGTTTGTGCGTGTAATCGCAAAGTTTTTACCATCTGCTGCGTCTCGCGATGCTTGCTCTAAAGATGTGCGAGTTGTGTCGTCTGCAATCTCTGATATTCTGCCGGCCAAGGTATCAGTCAACTCACCAATTGCGGCGTTCTCAAATTTGAGACTAAGGCCAGCCATTGACAGTCTGGCACTTTCTCCAAGATTAGTAGGGTCAATCGTTACATCCTCACCACCGATTTTTAGAGTAATTTCGGTGCCTGTAAGATATGCAGATGCTATGTCATCAAGCTGTTGAGGAGTTGCGATTTCAGCAATCCCCGCAAGATCCCCCTTGGCAGCATCTAAATTCTGAGCTTTGATGACATTCTTTTGCCCTGCAACATTGCCTAACAAAGCTTGGAATGTTTTTGTTGGCAGGGTTTTGTCTGTCTTTAAGTCCTCTTGAATCGCGTCCAGATCACCTGTGGTAGTGGCTGCTTGAATTTTGTTGAAGTAATTACGAGAAGTCACAGCCAACTGCATACTGGTCTGCGTGTAATTAATCTTCAGACCATTAGCGATACCCTTGTTAATCTCTTCAACATTTTGTGTGAGAAGCTCTTGGTATCTTGGATCGGTAGGAGCCAAGGTGCCCATTTCAGCAATGTTGGCAGCAAGAAAATCGTTAGTTGCGTCAGACGATCTTGCCTGTCCACGGTTGAATGTATTTTGCTTGCCGGCAGCTAATTTGCCAGCCATCAAACGACTAGCCCTAGATGCGACATCAGCTTTTTGCTGTGTCGTTAGATTTGGTAAAGCATTGATTTTATTTAGTTGATCGTTTTGAAACTTGGTAAAGTTGTCGGTAAACACAGCCGTTTCTGTGTCTTGATTGTTTAGCAGAAAGTCGTCTGCCTCACCTTGGATGCGCGTAGCTTCTTCGTTAGCAACACGATCTGTTTCGCGCTTTTTTTCAGCCATCCCAAATTGGAACGCAATTTGACCGGCTTGATCTGCAAACTGCGCTTGCGCACGACTTGCTGCCGTAAAAGTAGCCTGACTTGCGCGTGGCCCAGATTGACCTACGGCAAGCTCTACTGTCGGGCCTAGTCCTTTGTTGTACAGCGGGATGCGCATATTAAATCCTATTAAGCCATAAGTTGTGCAGAGCGAGATCCAGAGGTAAGCAAGGAACTATATGCTTGAGTTTGGAACGCCGCTGCCTGTGCAGCGCCACCAGCACGCGCTAACGCAGCTTCTGATGCCTTGTTCAAAGCATCAAAATCCGATGCGTACTGTATGTTTAGCGCATCCATCTCAGTCTGAAAAAATGTATCAGCCAAGGCCAATAAAGGACTGCCGGTCATTTCTACACCGGATGCCGCCGTAGCTACTCTTTGCGCACCAGCTAAACGCTCAGAGTTTTTACGCATCACATTTTCTTGCTGCACTCTGCGGCGTTGCAGCATTACCAGTTCGTTTTCGGCAAGCTGTGCATTGTATTCGCCAGTTTGACGCGCAATACGAGCGGCTTGTTTATTGCCTTTGAACCCTACAATACCAGCTACTGCACTGGCACCTGCTGCGATTGCCATCGCATCCATTACATCACCCTTGCATAACGATAATAATCTGAACCATCAGGCCCATATTTCCTCATTATACCCTCATTTTGAAAACCAAGCCATTCTGCGAACCTTTTAGCCTTTGCATCCTTTACTGCGATGCTGGCCTGGATACGCTGATATTGATGCTCTTCCTGCATGTGATCGAATATATTGACCGTGTGCCGCGCTACAGTTCTGGGCCGCGCAAACGCTTCCTTGCCCAGAAGCAACCACGCTTCACCTACACCACTCCATATGTTGTGTACACCGCCTATGCCAAGCACAACATCTTCCTCAAAAAGTGTGTAGCCCCTAATATCTTTATGCTCAACTAATGCTTTGCGGCCATCCTCAGAAAGATCAAACATCAACTTAATGTGCTGAACATGCTCTTGTGCAAACGGCAAAAATCTAAGCATCAAACGTGTTAGACCTTCTCATAATTGCAAGAATAGTCATGGGTAATGGTTGGGACTGCTGCACCACCACCCGCGCATCATTGTCGTAACCTGATGGGAACGAAATTTCTTTGTCGCCTGTAAACATAGGCACCGCTACATCCATTGCCATGCTGCTATCTCGAAACGGTATGCGGTCAAGATTGCTAGTATCGGGGCCGACCTCTGCACCTACACTGTTGAGAAAACGTGCCGTGACACCGTGGATACGCTTGATCTTGCCTTGCGATATCCCGTCATCTGCGCCGGCCTCTAGCCGCAGAGTCTCCACCAGCGAATTGTAAGTGTACCCAACAGACACTTTGGTCGAGCTACGATCTATAATGACCTTGCCACCAGATACGGTCTTGTCAGCGTGCGCAGAGCCATCAGCAAGGATCTGCACTGTCTCGCCTTCAAGGTGATTAAGACCGCTGATAGTGGTTGTTGCTGACCCGCTGTAGGTCAAGCCGCTGTCCAAAAAGAAAGCATCTGAGACATCAGTACCAAAACTGATTGGCTTGAGGAAACAAATGTGGCGCACCGTTGCGCTATTGATCGTTCTCTTTACAGACACATACACCTGATCTTCTGCACCGCTGGGGATAGCTGTGATGCTTTCTACCACCCCACTATCGCCTAATGGATGCTGGTGCCAGCCTACAGCGCCGTTGGCGCGGTCATAGGTCAGCCCTACAAGGGTGCCGTCGCTGTGGACAAACCAGAGGATAAGTTCTGGTTCTTGCTGCCACACCATGTCTGTGAGGCCACCACTAGCCACATGCTCTGCCAGAATCGTCAGATCAACGCCCAGCAAACCGTCTGTGTCTAAATCAAACGTGATCTCTTTGACCCGCTCCCCGCCCTTCTGGATAAGGATGGTACTGTTGCCGGCACGCAACGGACGGACATCAGATGAGCCAAAGGTAGTTTCTCGCAAAACATTGACGTTTGTGGGAGTGACAGGCTCTGCACCTGTGCCGCCTGACAGCGTAAACTCAGAGCTTGTAGTCAGAATCTGAAGGAACCGACCAGGCAGCAGGTGCTTGATTACGTTGACGCGATCTGACGCGATGGTGATGTTGATGGCATCGTCATCGTTTGTGCCTGGTGTTTGATTTTCAAAGTCAGCACTCTTTGAGCCAAAGATGGTCTGTGGTTGACCTGTAGTGCCGGCAAAGTACAACCGCTCTTCGTAGAACGCCACAGCCTTGGGAAACTTTTGATCTCCCCCAAAAGCCCCCAAAGACCAGCGAATGTTGGCATTGGTTGAACCCACAGCACTATCAGGCAAACGCGAGTTTCCAAATTGATCCTCATGCACATCTGCCGTAACGACAGTTGAGCTAGTGAAGCCTGTTATCTTTACATGACCATGTGCGTCATGCAGGTATTCCCAATTAATAGTGCCATAGGTTTCTGTGCCTGTAAGATGCACAGGCGGTGTGTTGTTTGATGTCTGTGTGCTGCCGGTGACTTGCTTGTAAACATGCCCAGCGTTGCGTACCGTAGCGTTGTTTGCGTAGCTTGTGCTTGCCGCCCACGCATCATGTTCAATCTCAAGTATTTCACGGAACCTGATCAATCGTCCGACATCGGCACTTTCAAACAATGCTGCGGACGCTGTAATTGTAATGCCAGTGCCAGTCGCCGCAGAGGCATATAGTGTGGTTGTCGTCTTGTTTTCGTCTAAATATGGGCCATCAATGAAGTCGATGTCAGTCAGTGTGAAGCTGGTTGATGTTGTGCGCGTTAGCTTGGCTGGCTCATGGTCTTTGTGAGCGAGAAACAACACATCCGCAGATTGCACATGATTTAGCTCAAAAATTTCTGTGACCGAATAGGTGGTGGTTACCTCGACAATCTTGCCTACAGCGCCACTACTTGTGTACGCATCAAACCCTGTGCCATTGATGCCCGACAGTTGGAAAGTGTTTGTTGTCTTGCCGGCCACCGTAAACTCACGGTTGTTTAGCTGCGTCATGCCAGCGACGTTGGTGATATACACACGATCACCATTGTTGAAGCCATGTGATGCAGCAGTAACGACTACAGGATTGGCTTGTGTGGCCGCTGTGATGGTCTTTGTGGATTCCGTTAAGATGCCGCCGTCTTTGAAGAACCGGATGTAGTTGGCACCAAACTCAAGCACATACGCTTGCTCGTCGCTAAACTCAAAGTTTACCAGCCTGACTTTGCCACCGTCCTTTGATGCACCCGCGTAATACGAACCAGGGCGGCGTGTAATGCCACCCTGCGGGAAACTCACCATGTTGGTTAGTTCTTTTGCCGCCTCGTTGTATTTCTGTAGGTCTATACGGCCTTCAAGGCGAGGCGAAAACTCTCCGGCGCGGAAGTTAGTTATGATAGTAGAAACACGCGCCATATTAGAACCTGACGTTTAAGAAATCATCTGCCTGTATCTGGTCTGGGTAGCCTTCCATCGCGTCCATACCACGCGCTTCCTTCAAACGCTCATTGTATAGCGCCATGATGGCCTGTGAGACGCCGTTGCTACCTGTGATGGCGTATGCAGTCTCTCCCGCCAAACGGTGCGCTATGGTGCCTGAAAGCAGCGTATCAAACTCTTCTGTGTCTGTGATACGTGCGATGTAGGTGATCTTGCAGGTACTTTCATTGCTCAGAACCTTGCGACCTTCGATCTTGAACATGACGTTGCTGTCGTATGCAGCTAACTCGTTGTTGACGTTGCTGTTCCAAAAAGACAAAACCCGCAAGCAAAACGGATCTGTGGGCAACGTAAATTGATGATTGAAGCCAAATGCAGGGGCATCGCTGTCTTTTGCCAGTTCCTTGCGAGTGATTGCGCAGTTCCAAGGGTGCGCACGCAGGACATGATCCCTGACAGTTTCAAAGCGCCTATTACACAAACGCGCTTCTTTGGAGTTTTCGGTGAGTGATGTAATAGTTGCTGCACCCAGCAAATCCATAGCTTCGTTACAGATATCAACGACAGACGGCATCGCACACCTCTCAATGGAAAGAAGGGGCGGCGAACCGCCCCCTCCATGTTAGTTCACAACGTAGTGAATAATGAACGACATATCGCCGCCAGTTCCACCAGTTGCATTGAAGGTCACTGCTACATAGTAGTAGCCGCCTGGGTCAGCCGATGCTCCTGCGTTTTCCCAAAGCTGTGCGCCGATAGTGTTAATATCAGCAGCTTCAGTGCGCAGGTCTGCAACCGCAGTCGTGCCATCAGCAACAGAAGTGGCGTAGAAATCTTCATCTACGACAGTGCCGTCAGTCTGATACAAGCCCACGTTGAAGGTACAGCTACCACCCAGCGCATCTGCTGCAACTGAAATTGCAGTGATAGACGCATTGGAAGGCAGAGGTGCCAGCATGACGATATCGTTGTCAGTGCTGTCGCCAGCCGCCAGAGCAATACTACCCTGTGCAACACGCAGTACACCGTGAAGCTCGTGTGCCTCACTGAATACCTGCGGGGACGCTTCAAAGTTAGCGACCAGAGTCGAGTTCTTCGTAGTCATGGTTTATCTCTCCTCTTAGTCTGGGGTTTCGTCACAGAAGATCTGCACAACCTTGTCTTCCTCCATGCGCACCGATCCGATGCTCATGCAGTAATAGACCTGAGTTGCGTATCCCTTGTCGGCGCGTTCATCAATGCGTGCGCTGATGTCTTTGCCAACACCAAGGGTCAGACCATCTTCAGCCCATGCAAAACACTTACGAATATCGTTAGAGTCCACGGACAGACGGTTGGACATGATGAATTGGAAGCCCATGAAGGTATCCAGATCACCTTGGACGAGAGCCTTTACAGTGTTGAAGTCGCTGCTGGTGACCGTTGTGTCGCCAAGAAGGTCTTCAATCTGCTTTGGGCCTACCGCGATATAACGCGGAATCGACGGATCAACGTCATTGAGATCCATCTTACGCTTTGCTTCACGCAGCTTGGCAAGAGTCAGACCGTCGTTGGACGATGCGGAACCTACCGAGTTTGCTGTTGCGTCAAGCGTTGCGCTGCCAGAACCAGTCTCGCCAGTGTTGGCGGTGCCGGTTGCAGCAGTGATAATGACATCATCCATCGCACGACCCATTGCTGCGGCAGCAGCGCGTGCATAGGAAGAGGTCGGGTCAATGAGCATACGTACCTTGTCCTGATCATCTACGAGATCTGCGTACTCATAGTCCGCAAGGCTCAGACGACGCCTGTCATGGGGTGTGTCCATCTGGGGGGTATCGGCATGGCGGCTGGTGCGCAGGGCAGCAGTAGCCGAACCGATCTGGTCGATGAAGGCATTTTTACCAACAACATTCTCAACGCGAACCGCATCACGCAGACGGGAACCCATCTGCTGTGAAAGCATCTGCACGTTTGCAGAGTACTGTTGCACAAATGCCGTAGTGACTTGTGTAGACATTGGTCTACCTCCTAACTACAGTTACATTTTGGCGATTTGCGGTGTGCTACCCTTGCGGACACTCCTGGCCTTTTTGGCTGGCGTCAAGCCGCCGTCTTTCCGGCTGTCATCAGGACGACTTTCGACGCTACCCTGTGTTACCCAATCATAGTACATTTGTGCCATGTGGGCAGGATTCATGATATCACGTTGGGTGCCAAACTCAATGGCTATCCTAAGACACTCCAAACGTAGCTCAATTTGTTCCTCATCTGTCATGGATCATGCTCATCAGTTCTTGCATGTGATTGATGGCATTTTGCCGTGCCGTGACATTCTTGCTGTCCCAATACGCATGACTCTTATCGTTCATGATTGCGTCAATTTCAGACTGCGCTTGCTTCGGTGTCATGCCATAGTTTGCAGACGCACCGTCAATGCTGTCTTCGCTGGTTACAGTAGACTTAAAGTCTGCCATAGCCGCGAAAGCCTTGATAAAGGCAGGATGGTTGCCAACCAAAGTGCCGTCTGACAACTGCATATCAAGGATGCCGTCACCAGCAAACTCACGCGCTGCACCTGATGCAGCATTGAGCTTCGCATCATAGTTATTGCCCCACTCACGACGCAGTTCAGCTTCTGTGTTAGACGCCTGATCTGCCACTGTTTGCTGTATTTGCTCCGCAGAGTTAGACACAGTAGAACGATAGTATTCCAAAACGCCTTGTGCTTGTTGTGGCGTAAGACGCAATTGATGGGCGATATCTGCGTATTGTGAAGCAATGTCTTCAGTAATCACATTGCCATCTGCTTTGATTTCATAGCCACCTGGGGCCTCTGGGCGGCCAAGCCGGCCATAAATGTTGTCGAGATCTTCGTCTGTTGGGTTGATGGGCAGCGGGATTTTCTCCGAGCCAATCAATCTTTGTGCGTTGACGTATGAACGCGCTAGGTTTTCCACATCCTTGATAGGCCCAAAGCTAGGGTGTTCGCGGATATCCTCCGGTATCATGGTCAAGAAGTCGTTACCAGACCCGCCCTGCGCTACCTCTGCCGGTGTTTCCATCGGCGCAGCATCAGGCTGGGCTACCTGTTCAGCCACTTGTTCTGACATTTAGTCCTCACTCATCATGTTGTAGATATGAAGGATTACTGCACGTTTGCCTTCTTCAAACGCTGTGGCATTTGCATCTCCCGCCACATAGCTTGAAGCACGCCAGTTACAGCGTGCCTCAAGATCTCGTAGTACCTGTTCACCAGCGTGATCACTAAACACGCCCTTGTACATCTCTCGCAGCTTCTTAACTTCCACCGCCATCGCTAACCATCCTCACTGCTTGTGCGGCCTGTGCAGCCGTATAAACGTCTTCTGCGCCTTGTTGACGCTCTAGCTCCGCTTGCTGTGCGGCGGCACGCTGCTGGCGCTGTTGATCGACCTGAGCTTGCGGCAACAGTACATCTTTCGGCACACCCAAAG